CAGGTATTGGATCGTTTGCTAACTTTGGTAATTCAGGCTATCAGGATAGTCCGTATTATCAAAATTTAGATGATGAACAAAAACAATTTTACGACAAAGAGTTTTTTGAATCTCAGTTTGACCGCGCAAAGGTTGCTGGAGACGATCCATATACAGATGAAAACATCTCAAAGTATAAAAAAGCAGCTGACCTGGCCTTTGATTACTACAAGGGCAAGGTAACGGCTCAAGGCAATGATAATCGCCAGACCATGGCAACACAGCAGAGCTATTCACAACAAGATGAAGCAAGAGACAATCGACAAGCTCGACGAGCTTATCAATTCTGATGAATTTGATGACTGGATTAATTCTTTAAAATCTTCAGAAAAAGAATCTTTTCTTGGGTTTGCCGGGAATAACTTCTCTGTCATTGAATCCTACTTGTATAGTCGCTTTCTTGGCTACAAGGGATCCATACTATCTGCTGAGTCTTGGCTGAATGAACGGTTTCCTAAGAAGGATTTTCGTAAGTTTTTGGTCCAAGAGATTGACTCCATGCGTGACGACCTGGATGAGCTACGTAAAGCCATTGGGTTTGGTACTGTCAAGCGGGACGCGGGTGCAGCACGTATTGCTCAACTCGAGAAGGAGCTACGAGGCACCATTGAGCAGGTGGAGCGGTACACAGCGGCAAAGGACCGTAAAGGCCTTCTGATGGCTGGTGCAGATCGTGCTATCCGCGAAATCCTGTATATTTTTAAAGACGACCCGATTGAAATTCCTTTGGAGGAAGCCTCAATGAGTGTGTGGTCCAGAATGAATGAAGAAGAATAGTGATAGAATCAATAGAAATACTTTGTGATAAGCATGGCTAAAAAGAAACTTCCACCTGCTCTGCTTGAATATTGGGAAAAACGAAATAAGAAAAAAGAGGAAGACGACTCTAAAACACCTGAAGGAAAAAAGAAAGTAGCTAAGGACAAAAGACGTCGTGCTACACAGGCAGCTGCAGAGTATCTCAAATCCAAAAAAGATAAAAAAGACAATAAAGAATCCGAATAAGTATTCTACTTGGAATTCAAGTAAAATGCATTTATCGGGAATCCAAGTATCCTAGTCACTTTGTCATAGCTTAAATTACATCCGTTAAAAGCCAACTAAACTAGATTAAGACACATACATATCTACATGCCTTCGCATTTGCATCTGGCACATCGACGTACTGCACGTATTGCTGCTAAAGGGCGCATTATTAAAACAGATGATGGATTGGAGAAGACGCGCAAGAAATGTAAGCAAGACTTTGCTGCCTTTTGTGAATACATTAGTGAGGGTAAAAAAACACCTGCTAAACATCACCGCGAATGGATTAGCTATTTAGTGACAGAAGAGGATACCAACTGTCTGCATCGGATTGGTGGTAAAGACCAAGTTATATTAAGCCCCAGAGGCAGCGCCAAATCGACGCTGACGGGCCTCTTTACGGCTTGGGCAATTGGAATCCACGCTGATGCTAAAATGCCACTCAAGATTCTGTACATCTCTTACACAGTTGATGTGGCCCGCCCCAAAAGTGCAGCTATCAAAAATGTTGTATCCTCAAAAAGATATCAAGATATATTCCCTAATGTTCAGATCAAAAAAGGAATGACCAGTAATGAATACTGGTCCATAGATTACAAACTTGCAGGAATTGAAGAAACCGGTGATGAGCAGTTTACGGTTTGCTGTGCTGGCCTTAAAGGATCGATTACATCAAAACGATCGTCTCTGGTAATTATTGATGACTGCATTAAAGCAGCTAATGATATTAAGAATCCAGAAGTCCGGCGTGAAATGCAAGAGAACTGGAACTCAGTGATTGCACCCACCATGTTTGAAGGCGCACGTGCAATTTGTCTTGGAACTAGATTTAGACATGATGATATTTTTGCGACTACATTCATTCCACGTAACGGCTGGAACCAAGTTGTTCAACAGGCATTGATTACTGACGATTATGGGAATGTCCACTCCTATTGGCCAGATATGTGGAGCCTGGACTATCTAATGAAAAAGAAAACAACGGCACCGATTTCTTTTTCATTCCAGTACATGAATCAGATTGTACGTCAATCTGAATTGTCACTCTCACCTGATCTTTTAATCCGTTCTGAAATTGCAACTGAGTTTGATTCCATTGGAGTAGGCATTGACTTAAGCTCTGGAACTAAAGACAAAAATGATTATACGGTTATGACGCTTGGCGGGCGTATTGGTGACAAGATTCATGTGATTGATTATCGACGTTTTCGCGTCATGGGTAATTTAGAAAAACTAGATAAACTCAATGAGTTGCTATCCGATTGGAACTTGTTAATTGCCGACGAAAATGAACAGAACAAATATTATCCAAGTTATAGCGTTTGTGATATTTGGTCTGAAGCTGTTCAATATCAAGCTTCTATTGAGGCTGATTTTAAACGAATTTGTATTCAAGAAATGGGATTACATAACCTGAAATGGCATGCAGTAAAAGGATTTAAGAGCGACAAATTAGCAAGATTCAGAGGTATTATGGGAATGTTTGAACAGCGAAAAATTGTCTTTAATCGATACCGAGGTTTTATGCATATGTTTGATGAGTTGACAAATTTTGGCACATCAGGGCATGACGATTGCGTGGATAGTCTTGTGTATTTAGTTAATGGATTGATGCGTCGAGGAACATTAGAGTTGGATTATTAATGATTTGTCAATGATTGGGATGTGTATACTGCACACAGAACGTCAAGCTTCCCATGGACTTTGTTGAAGTAAAAACAGATCGCAATGGCGATTTTGTTGTGGAGATCCCCGATGATGTTTTAGAATCAGTTGGGTGGGAAGAAGGTGATTGTGTAGAGTGGTCATTGCGCGGCGATGCGTTAGTATTGAGTAGAATTGGTGAAGGAGCAGAAATTGTTGAAGAACTAGCTTATTAATGCGTTATAGTACTCAATCAAACACCCCTGGCGCACCAGGTAATTTATCCCCATTTCGCAATGATGGCTTGAATGGTTTGGCAAACCGTCAAGTTTCTCAAACATCAGGACCAAAAGTCCCTATTAACTACGGTACGGTCTCTCCGATTGGAAATGCTATGGGATTATCATCTTCTGGTCCCACTCCAGAAGATGTGTATAATAGCTACAGAATGACCCAGATTAAACCTGATCCAGGTCTTTTACATATACAGCCTAAGCCTATTCCTGATGTTCAAAGAACAATTGCAGCTTTGGCTGCTCAACAAGGAACTATACCTATGCAGGCTGTTGCTTCTCGAACCAACGGTACTGTTGGCGGTATTGGTAATGCTGCTTGGTGTTGATTATGGCAAATGTAGTCAAGCGTCCAGTTCCTTCTGCTGACAAAGCGCCGTCTGCATTGCAACGGCCAGCTCCTCGGATGCCTCAAGGACAGCAGGCAACCACGCAACAACAAGGTACTAGTCCACCAGCAGGTAATTCAAAACCTTCTCCTGTAACTGGATCTAAAGGAAACGCAAACGCACCTTCACCAACAGAAAAACCAAATAGAGCTCCTAATGCAAATTCGACGTCTGCATCGCCGCAAGGAAATCCGTCGTCTTCTCCGTTAGGTCCTAAACCTCCTTCAGGAGCACCAGAGCAAACTGCAGAAGCGAAAGGCCCTGCACCTGGTCCGGGTCCTGCGCAACCCATGCCATTAGAACAAGGACCATCAAAAGAGCTGTCCTCGGCTATTAATTTCTTAATGGAATATATTAAGAATGGAATGCCTAATCTTCCATCTGAAATGCTCAATGGAATGAATCCAGAAATAGGTCCTTCTGCCTTAGATCAAATCGGAACTAAACTTCCAACCACAGTTGCTGGTGACATCAAAACATTTCCTAAATACTCTCTTGCAACAGGTAGTCCTACCTCGCCAAATTTACCAACCGGACTGACTATTCCACAGACTTCCGTTTCTGAGCCGAATTTAATTGCAGGCCTGCCTAAATCGCAAGTTCAAATTCAACAAATGAGGATTAACAATGTTTAAAAACGATCCTCTATTTGTTGAATATGATAAAAATAGATTTGATGCATACAAATTGTATGGAATTGCAGATGGGCAATATGGAGATTATCTTGACAAGGCTTTATCCGCAACTTACAATACCAATTCAGTAAAATCTGATATAGATAGGTATGCCAATCCAATTGGCATGGTTGTTTCTGGACCAACTAGTAATATTGCTGGAAGATTCAGAAGATACTTAAGTGGTAACAATGATGACTTTTTACCTCCTAATCAAATGAAATACGGCAGCACGGTTCAGGGTTATAAAACTTTAAAGCCTCCATCAAGTAAAGATTTAGCAACTGGCTGGGCAACTGATGCAACAGATGATCTGCTGTACCCTTGGTAAATGTATTATGACGTATAATATTTTTATAGGCTAGCATACTTTACTATGGGTCAAGAGAAGTGGGATTTTAATACAGCGTGGGATTGGGTAAGACCTTATCCAGGAATAGGTGTTCTTTATGGTAACGATGATCCAGCCAATATTTTAGGAGCTCCCGCTTATACAGAAAAAGAATATCTTAATGAAGTTAATTGGAAAGATGAAAAAGGCAGAGAAGACTTTCAAGCATTTATTGACGGTAGAGATGTAGAAGATTGGAAAAATACCAGATTTCTTAGTACTCTTACTCCCGGCATGGAATTTGGGAGCGGTGCAAACTCATACAGAATTATCAACGGGACTGATAAAAGACTCATTCCTGATGGATATAAAGTAGTAGGTACTTTAGATGATGCCTATCGACCTGGCTATTCAAGAGTAAGTGGACAAATACTTAATAGCCCCGTTAAAGTTCCTGGTGTAACTATACCTGGTTATACCATTATTCAGAAAGTTGGACCTGATAAGGAAGAAAAAGAAATTGTCAGTTCGCCACAGCCGATTGATTTTTCACCACGTTATATAAAACCTAATTATCATTACACTCCATCGTCCAAAAAAGAAGTTTCATCGCAAACATTTGATGAATATCTTGCATCAAGAAATAATGATCCGGCCAATGAAAGTGATATACGGCGCGCCCTTAAGATAATCTAAATAAAAGTAGGGCCACTATAATATACTTACTAAAGATTATTTTTATGGCTATCCCTGCTTCTCAATCAGAAAATACAGTAACAGCTCAAACTGGCTCACCAGGTATTCCATCTTCTAATCCTTCTACAGCGCCTCAGCAGCCAGCGCCTGGAATGGGAGGTCCTACACCACCAGTCGGTATGTCTCCAGGTGCTGCTCCCATGGGTATTCCGCAACCTGCAATGGCTGCAGCACGGCCACAAGGAGCACCAAACATGCCTATGGATCCAATGATTCCGCCGCATGTTAGAGCCATGATGCCGCGGCCTTATCCCAATCCACAACAAATGTTTCAACCTGTTGGATTAGCTGCAGTTATGCAGATGCAAATGATGCAACAACAGATGTCTACACAAAAGACTCCGCCGACCAAGAAAAAATAAACCCAAGCTTATTAGGTTAGTTAGAATGGATTAAAGCATAATTGGATATGACTGTTCATGGCTGATGTCAAAACCCGACTTAAAGAAATTATTGACGCAGCTGTAAACAGAACAGGGTCGTCAGATGTAGAAACCATGATTGTGGCTTCTCATCTGGCGCAAATGCGGATGTTTGGCATTCGCGGAGGCGTGGAATTCTATCCACAACAAGATAACTTTGGCAACCAAAGAAAAGACTTTTTGGATAAAGTTGTCAAGTATAACCAAATTGATAGCCGGCTTGATAGCATTTGGGACTACTTCCTTTGTGAGGGTAAAGGGCTATTTTATGTTAGGCCTGTAGAGGGAACATATAAGATTTTCTATTATCGACGTGATCAATATCGAACCTATTATGGCGAAGATCATGAATTAGACAAGGTCGTTATTTTGTACGACTATAGGATTCAAAAAAACAAAGGTTTTGGAAACTCAGAGTTGAGTTCTGAAACCTGGCAAGATAACCCTAGTAATCAACTGGCTTTACAAGGGGCTGAGTATGGTACTCGTAAATATATCCGAATTGAAATTGGAAGAGACAAGATTGTTGAAACACGTAGTTTTGGCAAACTAAACTTTGATACATCATCTGGAGCTTATGGTGGTGAATCACGGGAACTGACAAATAGCCTTGGCTTTATTCCTTGTGTTGAGTGTTTTAACAACCCACGTGGTTTTGCCAATGAAGGTGATGGTGAGTTTGACTGGCTTGCATCTCATATTGTGGCTCACGACGACTTATGCAAAAACATGCGAGCCAATATCCAGTTTTTTGGTAGTCCAACATTACTGAGCTCAAGACCTAAATCTGATTTGATTGAAGCTGGTGATGAATTTGCGCGACGTCCATCTGTTGCATCAAACTCAGGTTTTAGTGGAATTGGAACTAGGAGTTCATCGACGTTTAAACAAGATCCTGTAGGACGTACCATTGATGGTGGTATTAGAGTGCCACGAGTTATTGCTAATCTTGAGCCAAATGATCGCGTAGGTTATACTGTTCCACCATCTATCACTGGAGACCAAAATACATTCTCACGGCTTTACAGGGAGGAAATCCGTACTGCTTTAGGAGGTGTTGACGAGATTTCAATTTCTGCTGGTATCAGTGCCACTGAATACAAGTCAATTTTTGGGCGTGTATCAGCAACAGCCAAGAAAAAATCTCGCGCTCTTTATAACTATGGACTCTGTCGTTGTTTAGAACTTATGATTTTTCAGGAAGAACGGCTGTTCCGGGAGACCTTTGCTATGGCCGTGAAGCTTGAAAAACCTCCTGAACTGCCTTCTGATGCAAATGAAGAAGCAAAAATGCTTCGCGATAAGATCATGCGAATGTACGAAAAAGAACTAGATCAAAGAATTCTGATGGCGATTGAAACAAAAAATTTACCAAGAGGAGTAATTGGTTTGATTCCTGATGGAGATATTACAGTTAACTGGAGATGGACTGGTCCTGTTTATGAAGAATCTACACAAGATGTTTTGAATAACAGTATTGTTGTGCGTAATTTACAAGAGTTAGGTGTTGATAGTATAGAAGCATTGAAATTCTTGTTCCCTTCAAAAACAGATGAAGAGAGAGCAGAAATGTTATCGGGATATCCATTCCGTATGATTGGCGAATTACAGAATTCGTTCACGTCATTTGCCAAAACCGTGGGCGGACTTATGTCCACCCCACATCCGCAAGCCCCGGATTTACCGATGGCTGCAGACCCGCGATTTGATATGACACCATATCTTTATCGCACCCTCGAAGCATTACAAAAGGAGATGTCTTATGCCGGACGCTACCGTCCAATCGATCCCGCAGACAAGCCCGACTTACGTGTCGAGCCAGTCTCAGTACGTGCCAGTGGCCCCGGTGGCGTCGGCAATGGCGCCGCAGCCAACCTACCAGGCACAAATTCCAACCTCATAC